ATGGTCTCTCCCTCTCCGGTCGATCCGGGGCTGATTCGGCCCGTGTGGGCCTGCCGTGACCGGGCTGTACACATCGCTACTCGAGTCACTCAAGGCCGTCACACGGCGAGATGAGGACGAAGTAGCGGTTGCTCTGGCGCTCGAGTACGCGGCGGCGATCGACGACGCCGGCGACGACCCGGGTGCGCTCCGGGACTTCGGGCCTAAGCTGCTGGCAGCGTTGATCGAACTCCGCATGACGCCCAAGGCGCGCTCAGCGGTCACCACGGGACCGGGGCAGCAGGATGGACCAGTCAAGCAATCCGCTAGCGACGAACTCCGCGCCCGCCGTGCTGGGAAGCGCGGTGCCCCGCCTCTGGACGAAACCGCTCCGTGAGCTTGACCGTTCCACGACGGACGGGTTCGACGTCATCGACTTCGCCCGGGACGTGCTCGGCCGGCCGCTGGACCGGTGGCAAGAGTGGGTGGTGATCCACGCGCTCGAGCTGCTCGAGGACGGCCGCCCGAGGTTCCGACAGGTCCTGGTGCTGGTCGCGCGGCAGAACGGCAAGACGGAGCTGCTCGTCATCCTCGCGCTGTTCTGGCTGCACATCGACTACGTGGGGCTGGTGCTGGGGACGTCGACGAACCTCGACTACGCCCGCGAGTCGTGGGAAAAGGCCGTGATGCTAGCGGAGGACACCGACGAAATCGCCGCAGAGATACCCAAGGGCGGCATCCGGCGCGCGAACGGCGAGCAGAGGTTGTCGCTGGTCAACCCGCACAACCAGCGGATCAAGTCGCGGTACAAGATCGCCGCGTCGAACCGCAAGGGTGGCCGGTCCCTCACGATCGCGCGGCTGATCATGGACGAACTCCGGGAGCACCACGACTGGTCGGCGTGGAATGCCGCGATGCCCGCGATGAACGCTGTCCGGATGGCCCAAGCGTGGCTGATCAGCAACCAGGGCGACGACAAGTCCGTCGTGCTCGACTCGGCGCGGAATTCGGCTATCGCGTTCATCGAGACCGGCGTGGGCGACTCTCGTCTGGCCATTTTCGAGTACTCGGCGCCGGACGGGTCCCGGCCGACGGACGTCGAGGCCCTCGCGATGGCCAACCCGAACCTCGGGCACCGCATCGACCTCGACGCGCTGCTCGGTGACGCGGTGCGCGCCGAGGAGGCCGGCGGGGAGGAACTCGCGGGGTTCAAGACCGAGATCATGTGCATGCGGGTGCAGATGCTCGACCCGGCGATCGACGCGGAGGCGTGGACGGCGTGCCTCGAGCTTGGGGACCTCGAGGAGTACCGGTCGTCGGTGGCGTGCTGCATCGACGTCTCGATGGACGGGCAGCACGCGTCACTGGTGGCCGCGGCGCTGCTCCGGGACGGCCGTGTGCGGGTCGAGCCGCTCGCGTCGTGGACGTCGGTCGAGGCGATGCGCGTGGAACTCCCGGAGTGGGTGCGGAGGGTGAAGCCCCGCAAGCTCGGCTGGTTCCCGTCGGGTCCGGCGGCGGCGTTCGCGGCGGATATGGCCGAGCGGGGTGCCGCGGGGACGCTCGAGGCGTGGCCGCCGTTCGGGGTCGAGGTGGAGGAACTCAAGGCCGCGGTGACGGCGGTGTGCATGGGGTTCGCCGAACAGGTCGCGGCGCACAAGATCGCCCACTCCGACGACCAGATGCTCAACGCGCACGTCGCCGCCGCGGAGAAGCTCCGGCAGGGCGACGCGTGGCGTTTCACCCGGCACAAGGCTGGTCTGCATGTCGACGGGACGTACGCGGCCGCCGGCGCGACGCACCTAGCCCGGACACTGCCGCCGCCGCCTCCGGAGCTGTTCATCCGGGCTGGTCGGGCACGGTAGACACGAAACGGACTCGGCGCGTCCGGTCTGCCGCCGGTTGGCTGTACTCTCTCGATCATGCGACTTCGAGACCTCTGGACGTTCGGGGAGAACTACCCCACCGTCGAGGCCTCGCGCCCCGCCGAGCCGCGGCCGCCGCGCGTGTCGCCCCTCAACTTCCAGCTCGACATCCCGCCGGAGATGACGAACGGCGCGTCCGTCGGCATCGACGGCTGGCTCGAGCCGCGCGTCGAACGGCGCGCCGCGATGTCCGTGCCGGCGGTGAAGCGCGCCCGGGACCTGATCTGCGGCACCCTCGGCGTGCTCCCGCTCCGCGCGTACAACCTCGACACCCGCGAGCGGCTCAAGACCGGCTCGACGGCGTCCCTGCTCGGGCAGCCGGAGCACGACTACGCCCGGTCGATCAGCATGACGCACGTGCTCGAGGACTTGCTGTTCCACAAGTACTCATGGTGGCGGATCACCAAGTTCGGGTTCGACGGCTACCCCACCGAGGTGCGCCGGCTCGACCCGCTGTCGGTCACGATCCGGAAGAACTGGCAGGTGTACACGTCCGATATCGACCCGGACCGGCACACCCAGGGTGGCGCGTGGCAGTGGGTGCCGGACGCCGAGCTGATTCGCTTCGAGTCCCCGCACGACGCGCTCCTCGAGGCCGGCGCGGCGACCATCCGCGCGGCGATCAAGCTCCGCATCTCCGCGGGCAACAGCATCGACGGCATCCCCCCGCTGTCGTATTTCGCCCCGAAAGACGGCGTCGCTGACCAGCCCCCGGAAAAAGTCGACGACATGCTCGACCAGTGGGAGACCACCCGCCGGCGTCGGGCAACCGGCTACGTCGGTGCCGCCGTCGAACTGAAGACCCTCGCGTGGTCCCCGGAGCAGCTCCAGCTCGCGGCGCAGCGCGACTATCTCGTGCTCGAGATAGCCCGGCTGGTGGGGCTGGACCCCGAAGAACTCGGCGTGGCGATCAACTCGAAGACGTACGCGAACGCCGAGATGCGGCGCCTCGATTTGATCGATTTCGTGCTGGCCGCGTACGTGTCGGCCGTCGAGGGCCGACTGTCGATGAACGACGTGTGCCCCCGCAACGTCACCGTGAGGTTCGACTACACCGGCTTCCTGCGGTCCGACACCCTCACCCGGATGCAGGTCTACGCCGCCGGCCGCGGTGTCGGCGCGTACGACGACCAGCGGATCGCCGAGGAGGAGTGGATTCCGAATGCCAAGATCGCCCCTGTTCCCGCTGGTGTCCCGGTCGTGACCCCCGAGGTCCCGGCGGTGCCCGCCCCGGCGGCGCCGGTGAAGTCGCCGCCGCCGGGGAACCAGCGCACCCCGGTCGCCGCGGCCGCGCACATGCGCGACCAGGACATCGCGTTCATGAACGACGCCGTGATCCCCGGTCGCCGGTGGGCGCGCGACGGCGTCCCGGTCACGTTCGACGCCGCCACGGATGGCACTCTGCGGTTCGACTTCCCGACTGGCACCGAGTCGTTCGCCGCGTCGAGTGAGCGCCGCACCATCTCCGGGCAGGTGATCCCCTGGAACACGCCGGCGATGAGCAAGGGCCGCAAGTGGTCCTTCGCGCCGGGGTCGCTGCACTGGTCGTCGGATGTGTCGCGGGTGAAGCTGAACAAGGACCACAACCGCGACGAGTCGTTCGCCGCCGCTAAGTCCCTGACCAGCACCGCGACCGGGCTCAACGCCGCGTTCGGTGTCGGCCGCGGCACCCTCGGCGACCAGATGCTGTTCGCCGCCGAGGACCACGTATACGACGGCATGTCCGTCGAGGTCGAGTTTTCTTCGCCCGAGGACGCCGTGGAGTACAACGAGCAGACCGGCGCGTACGACGTCTCCTCCGCCACCCTTGTCGCGGTCGCCCTGACCGCGATGCCCGCTTTCGACGCTGCCAGAGTGGCAGCGGTTGTCGCCTCCCGAGAGGAAGCACCCACCATGCCCGAGGTCGTCACTCCCCCGGCTCCGGCCGTCACCCCGCCGGCCCCGGCCGGCGCGACGCTGCCGGACATGGCCACGTTCACCGCCGGCCTTGAGGCCGCGTTCACCGCCGCGATGACGAACGCCATCGCCGCACTGCCGACACCCCAGCTCGAGCCGGGCGGCCGCGACGTTGTCCGCGCTGGCCGCGCCACCGTGACCCGGGAAGCCCCCGTGTACGCGATGAACGGTCACGGCCACTCGATGGTCAAGGACGCGTGGAAGGCCCGCACCGAGGGCGACTCCGATGCCCGTGACCGGCTCGCGAAGTTCACCAAGCAGACGCAGGACGCTGCGCAGCTCGCGGCGGACGAATTGACGTTCGGCGCGGCGAACACCAGCAACGCGGCCGCCGTCATCCCGCCCGGCTACCGGCCGGAGCTGTACGTCACCCAGCTCATGCAGGGCCGCCCGCTGGTCAACTCGGTGTCCCGCGGCACCCTGACCGACGCGACCCCGTTCACACTGCCGTCATTCACCTCCGCGGCGTCGATGACGAGCACGCACACGGAGGGCACCAACCCGACGTCGGGCACCCTGACCATCGGCACGGTCACGGTCACCCCGGGCGCCATCTCCGGCGTGTTCCAGCTCACCCGCGAGATCATGGACTCGAGCAACCCGGCGATCGACGCGATCGCGATGCAGGCCATGCAGGAGTCTTACTCCCAGCAGACCGAAGCCAAGGTGTACGCCGAGCTCAACGGCGCCAACGGCCAGGCTGGCACCATCACCGCCGGGTTCGTCCCGTCCGGTGCGCAGGCCAGCGCGACCGTCTCGACGACCGGCACCCAGGGCGGCGAAAAGCTGCTCGCGGGCATCCGGGCCGCCGAGGCTCTGTACCCGTTCCGTCGCTTCGCCTCGCCGAACCGGGCCCTCATGTCGCAGGAAGCCACCTCGGCACTCGCGTCCGCATCGGGTTCTGACGGCCGTCCGCTGCTCCCGAGCATCGGTGCGCAGAACGCGACCGGGCTCGGCAACGCGATCTCGCAGGGCTGGTACGTCGACGGGCTCGCGTTCCAGCCCGCCTGGTCGATGACCGGCAACGCCGCTGGTGACGCGGACGTGCTCATGTTCAACTCGAACGACGTGTGGTACTGGGAATCCGGTCTCCTCACGTTCCGGTTCGAGGAGCGCAGCGGCCCGGCGAACATCGACCTCGCGCTGTTCGGCTACTCCGCGACCCGGCTGCTGCGCCCGCGCGGCCTCGCCGCCATCCGCCACACCGTGACCCCCTGATGGGCGACGTTTGGCTCGAAACCGCAGGCGGAAACTGGGTGCGCCGCGACGCGTTCAACGTCGCGGCCGGCGCACAGAACGGCGGCGACCCCTGGTTCGTCACGCTCGCACAGCTCGGGGTCTCAGGTTCGACGGCGATCCTCAAGGGCGAGTTCGGCACCCAGGCAGAAGCGCAGGCGGCGGCTGGCCGGATCGTGGCCGGTTTCGACCCGTCCGCAGTAGACGGAGGTTCCTGATCATGGCAGCCGCACGCAAGACCGGGAAGCCGGACGACCCGGCCACGCCCGACGTCGACGAGTCGCTCGAGCCCGAGACCACGACCGACTACACCCGGGCCGGTGGGCACATCCTCACCGAACAGGGCTGGGTGCCCGAGATGCTCGACCTGGACGGGAGCGAAGCGTGAGCTGGCCGCCGGTCCTGGACGATTACAAGAACGATCAGAAGATCGCTCTCGACGACGCGCGCGACGACCCCCGCATCACTGCGGAGCTCGGCGCGGCGGCGTCGTTCGTCCAGGACCAGCGGCCCCTGTTCAACTACGCGCACGACCCTCTCGTGCTGCTGCCGGACCCCGAGTCGGACCCGGCGCTGATGCTCGGCACCATCCGCCTCGCCGCGCGGTATGTACGGCGCCAGCAGTCCCCGGACGGCATGGTCCAGCTCGGCGACATGGGCGCGGCGAGGGTGTCGACGTTCGACCCGGACATCGACCGGCTACTCCGCATCGGACGCTTCGCCCTGGCGGTGCTCGGATGACGAGCAGCGTGATCGGGGACGCGTTCAACGCGCTGGTGGCCGCCGTGTCCGGCATCCCCGGCGTCCGGATCTACAGCGAGCCTGGTGACATCGTGTCTCCGCCCGGGGTGATGGTGTCGCCGCCGACACTGGGTTGGGCGGTGTACGCCGAGCAGCCCGACACTGCGACGTTCACGGTGTGGCTGATAGCCGACTTCTCCGAACGCCCGCTAGAGGCCCTGTTCCCGCTGGTCCCCGCGGTGTCCGAGGCGATCGACGTGCTCAACTACATGGCCGTCACGACCGCGGCCCCGGCGACCATCTCCAACGGCGGCACCGACTACCCCTGTTACCAATTCACCGTGGAAGCGAGCTTGACATGAGCGTTCACCAAAGGCGGCTCAAGTCCGTCACGTTCACGGCGAACGCCGTGGACTTCGAGTGCCAGTTGACCAGTTGGACCCTCGACCCGGGCATCAAGGACGGCGACCGCGTCTACACGTTCTGCACGGACGCGACCAACAACGTGTTCATCGAGGAAACCGACGACGAGCCGTCGTTGGACCTCAAGTTCGTCGCGGACTGGCGCCTCGCCGGGATCTCCGATTTCCTGTGGGCCAACAACGGGCAGACGTTGCCGTTCGTCCTCGACCACCACCCGGACATCGTGGGGGAGCACGTCCGGTTCGCGGGGCAGGTGTTCATCAAGGCGGCCCCCGTCGGCGGTGACGCGCGCGTCACGGAAATGACCGAGATCACGCTCCAGATCGTCGGCTCCCTGTCCGGCAACAGCCTCTTCTACACCCGGATTGGATAACCCATGACCCGCGTATCAGTCACCACGCAACTCATCCCGTTCGCGGGACTACTGCCCACGATGTCCGCCCCGACCGCCGGTAACGACGTTGTCGACGTCGGCCGCGTCGCACTGCACGTCGTCAACGGCGGCGGCGCTCCGATCACTGTCACGATCGTCACGCCCGGCGTTGTTGACGGCGACCTGCCGATCACCGACCGCGCCGTCACCGTGCCCGTCGGCACCGTCCCCACGATCATCCCGCTGTCCAGCCCGAACTACCGGCAGACCGCGGCGTCCGTCGACGTCACCACCCCAGTCGGCGCGGACATCGGCCGCGCCTACGTCAACTACTCCCTGATCACTTCCGTGACGCGCGCGGTTGTCGGAGCTGCCCAGTGACGACCTCCGTAGTCTGGCGGCACTACACGGGCACCGCCGATTCTGACGGCCTAGTCGACGTGGGCGCCCCGGGGCCCGAGGCAGGGCAGGTGATCCTCAGCGTCGGCGGCTACGCCACGGAGGACTCGGGGTACGACTCAAGCACCGCGACCGTGTTCCCAGCGGGCGCCCTTCCCGTGCCGATCGCGGGTCACTACACGCAGGTTTCCGGCGGCCTGACCTACTTCAACGTCCTTTTTCAGGCGACCCCGGGCGCCGTCCTACGCACCCACGTGTACGCGGTAGTCTCCAGCTAGCCGATCACCATGGCCTAGGAGAGCGAGCAGCAGCATGGAAATCACGTTCACCCTGGACAAGCTCGACCCGCCCACCGTGGTTGTCGCGGACTCCCGCGACATCTACGTGTGGGAACGCACCGACAAAACCCAGCGCCGGTCACTGCGCACCCTGCTCGAGCGGCTCGCGATGTCCGACCTCTACCCGCTGGCGTGGGTCACCGCGCGCCGCACGCTGGGCTACACGGGCACCGAAGCCGAATTCGTCGACACCTACCCGGCGCTCGACTTCGACACCCAGGAGGACGCAGACGAGGCGGGCCCTACGTTGCCGGTTCCGTCGCCTACGCCGTCCTTGAGCTTGCCGTCTGGACCGGAATTCCCGCCCACGTCTGGGCAGATGTTCCCGAACGCGACCTGATCACGGCCCTCGAGATACTCGAGACGCGCATTAAGCTCACCGCAACACCGCACACCTCGGGGCCGGAGGCCCGCCGCACACTGAGCGGCTAGCCCCGGATTGGAGGTGGTACGGATGGCCAGGCAAACCCTCACCGTCAAGGTGAGCATCACCGGCGTCCGTACCACTCTCCGCAAGCTCCAGTACCTGCCGAAAGAGGCGTCCGACAAGCTCCGCGACGAGTCGCAGAAACTCGCCGGGTTCCTGGCGCTCAACGCGAAGGCAGCCGGGTACGCCGAGGGCCGTCAGGTCGGCCTGGTGGCGGGCACGATCAAGGCGGTGCGGGACCGGGTCCCGTCGATCACGATGGGCGGCTCGGCGCGGCTCGGCCGCAACCGCAAGCCCGCGTACGGGCTGCTGTTCGCCGCCGAGTTCGGCATGGACGGCCGGTCCGGCTGGTACGGGGCGCCGCGCTACGGCTCGAGTTCCGGGCGGCAGTGGCACCCGCACCTCGGCACCGACGGCTACTTCTTCTTCAAGACTGTGGACCGCAACGCCGCGCAGATCGATGAGGCGTGGAACCGGGTCGCCGACGACGTCATCAACGAGTTCGGGCGGGGCGACTGATGGCGACCGGTATCCGCAAGATCACGATCAAGTTCGACGGCACCACCGACGGCCTGACACGGGCGGCCGCGAAAGCCGCCGCGGATCTTGAGCTGGTCGACAAGCAGCAAGAGAAGATCAACTCCAAGATGGCCGCGGACGCGAAGAAAGCCGCATCCGACCAGGCCAAGATCGACGATAAAGCCGCCGCGGACGTCAAGCGGAACCTCGACGCGCTCGAGGCCGAATCCGACAAACGGTCCAAGTCGTTCGCGTCGAAACTGTCCAACCTCGGCGCCGGACTCGCCTCGTTCGCCGGCAACGCAGCACGCTCACTCGGCCAGGTCGGCGCCCTGGGCATCGGGCTCCAGCAAGCCATCCCCGCGCTGGTCGCCGTCGGGCACGCCACCGTCGTCGCCTCCGGCGCGCTGTTCCTCATCCCTGCCGCGGTCGCCGCCGGCGTCGCGGCGCTGCTCACGTTCAAGCTCGGCGCCGACGGCATCAAAAAGGCGTTCAGCGCGCTCACCCCCACGATCGACAGCCTCAAGGCGTCCGTGTCGGCCGTGTTCGCGAAGGACCTACAGCCCGCGGTCGCGAACCTCAAGACGTTGATCCCGCAGCTCAAGCCCGGTTTCGACGACGTAGCCAAGTCCATCTCCGGCGTCGCGGTGTCGTTCACGGCGATGCTCAAGTCCAGCCTGACCACGCGGGACCTGAACACCATCCTCACCGGCACCGGCCAGCTTGTGTCGAACATCGGCGCCGGTCTCGCCCCGATCGGGCAGGCGTTCATCCGTATCGCCGCCACGGCCATGCCCGAGCTGGTGAAACTCACCGGCGGGCTCAAGGGCCTCGCCGACAAATTCGACGCGTTCATCACGAAAGCCGCCGGTGACGGCCGCCTCAAGACGTGGATCGACAACGGCATCGCCGAGATCAAGAAAATCGGCGACAGTTTCAAGACGATCGCCGAGATCGGCAAGGGCCTGTTCGACGGGCTCGGCGGCGGCTTCGGCGACCTTCTGTCTGCCACTAAGCCGGTCCTCACAGTCATCAAGGAATTCGTCACCAGCCTCCCCGGGCAGGCGTTACTCAAGTCCATCGGTGAGCTACTGTCGACGATGGCGACCGCCGCGGAGTCCCTGCTCGGCGCGGTGTCCCCGCTCATCCAGCCGATTCTCGATATCGCGGTCGCCGTCGGGCAGCAGCTCCAGCCGGTGTTCGACGAGCTGAAGCCGGTGTTCCAGACCATCGCGAACACCCTCGGTCCAGCCCTGATCAAAATGATCAAGGACATGGGGCCCGTGCTGGTCCCCCTGGTCGGCGCGTTCGGGAAGCTCGTCGACGCACTGATCAAGGGGCTGACGCCTGCACTGGGCAGCATCGTGCCGCTGATCAAGGTGATGGCGTTCTCGTTTATCGGCATCACGCCTGTGGTTCTCGCGCTATCGATCCCGTTTATGCTCGTGACGGATACCGTGATCGCGCTGGTCCAGGCGCTGACCGGTGACCTGTCCGGCGCCCTGGCCACCATGACATCCGGATTCCAGTACGCGGCATCGACGTCCAACACCATCGTGCACACCAACTGGGCACAGATGGAAAAGGACGTGATGGACGGCAACTCGGCCATCTCCGGGAACCTCGCCGACCAGTTGCAGCCGTGGTCGCATAACACGGCAGCCGCTGCCGGCGGTGCGCTCTGGGGTCTGCAGTCGCAGACGAGCCAGTTTGGCGCCATCGTCGGGCTCGGCACGTCGGACGTGCAAAGGAAACTCTCCGCGCAGTTCCAGCCCTGGAACTCGGCTACCGCAGGCTCGGCGAACGGCATCCTGGGCGCGTTCGACGGGATGAACGGCCAGATGTCCGGTATCGGCGAGTCCATCGTGGACGGCCTCACTGCGGGCATCAAGCGCAAGGCCCAATCCGCCCTGGCCGCCGCCGCGAACGTCGCATCCGGGCTGCTCAACACCGTCAACAACATCCTCAAGGTCAACTCCCCGTCGAAGGCGTTCCGCGACGGGCCCGGTGTCGCGATCCCCGAGGGCCTCGCCGCCGGTATCGACAAGCACGCACACTTCGCCACGAAGGCCGCCGGCCGGATGACGTCCGCCGTCATGGCCGCCGGGTCCGGGCTGCCCTCGGCCACACAGAACTTCCTGTCCGGCGGCGGCACTGCGTCGCTCACCGCCGGTCTCGACGCACCGCAGCCCGTGATCATCAACGTCAACGCGGACTTCGGCGACGGCGTCAAGCAGGTCACGCAGGTCCAGCTCGCGGACGTGCTCACTGGCGTCGTCACCGGCGTCACCACCGGAACGGGGAGCCGACGATGAGCCTCACGGCCGTCTACACCGAAAGCGATCTCGGGCGCCTCAAACTCACGGCGTCGTCGATTCCGGCGAACGCGGACACGGTGCTGTTCGAACGCTCGCTTGACGGGATCACTTGGGCGCCCGTCCGGGGCGGCCAAGCCGTCCCGATCGCCGGCGGCACCGCGACATTTTGGGATGCCGAGTTCAAGCCGTCGGTGGCCAACACCTACCGCGCCACCTACGTCGACAGTGCCCAGATCTCGTTTGTCGCCCAAGGCACGCACGCGACCGGCAACAACACGCCCGTCGTACCCGGGCTCCCGGCGGGCATCGCCGAGGGCGACCTGATGGTGCTGTTCGCGGGCATCCAGAACTCCGGCACCGGCTCGCCGCCGGCCACGATCGTGGGCTGGTCCACCGAGCTGGTGTACGGCCCGATGGCGTTCTACACGCGCCGCTATGTCCCCGGCGACACCGCGCCCACAGTCACGTTCACCGGCGGCGCGGCGGGCGCGTCCACCTCGGCGTTCATCGTGGGGTGGCAGAACGCGCAACCCGGCTATGACGTGATCAACGGCCTGGTCAACGCCTCGGCGCAGAACATCCCCACGAACTTCCTGACCATCCCCGGCAACAACCGGGAGATCATCCACTTCGCGTGGAAGCAGAACGGCGCGGCCACTGCGGGCAGCACGCTCACCCCGTTCGGCTCGACTATCACCCTCGCGAACGCGCTCGGTTCCGGCCAGTCGCTGTTCTACTCGCGGGTGTCGGCAGCCTCGAACCTGCATTCCGTCACCGCCCAGACCTTGACCGTCACCGGCGGCGTAGCGGCGATCTCGAGGTCGCTGCTGTTCGCGTTCCGGCAGGCCGATTTCGTCAAGCAAGAGACCGCGGTCGTCACCCCGGTACCCGTCGCGGTGTGGCTCAAGTTCCCCACCTTCCCCGGGCAGAACACCGCCGTCGTCGTCACCGACTGGGGCGACGTATCCAGGCCTTCCCGGAGTTCGGTGTACGACATCGTGAACCGCACCAACCCGGGCGTCGTCACCGACGTGATGGGATCGCGCGAGGTGACCATCACGTTCCGCACCACCACGTTGCAGGACTGCGACGGCCTCGACGCCCGCATCGCCGCCGGCGTACCGATGCTGCTTCAGGCCCCCAACGGCACCGTGGACGGCGTGTTCTCGATGTACGTCGTGGCGACCGGGTACAGCCGGACACGGGCGACAGCGCACACCAAGGCGCGCTACCACGCCGTGGTGTTCAAGGAAGTCGCCGCGCCCGCCGCGACCGTCGCCGGGGTCACCTTCACCTGGCAAGACGTGGTCAACACCTACGCCACTTGGGCGGACGTCATCGCCGCCAAGGCCACCTGGCTCGACCTCGTCAACTCGGTCTCCACGGCCTCGCTGGTCGTGCCCTGATGCGCGCTGTCACGCAGGCGTTCCTCGACGCACTCCGCGGCCCGCACAAGATGGTGTCCCGCGCGGCCGTGGTCGCGCCCTTCCAGACGGGCACGTCCCCGGTCAGCGTCGTCAACACCACCACGCCCGCCACCAACCCGGGCAACACCTACATCCCCATCTCTGGCGGTTCGATCACGGACGACACGACGGCAGACATTCAGGGCAGCCTGGACCTCTCGACCGACGGGTCGTGGCCAGGCAACTCGAGCGGACTGCTGGTCCCTTACGGCAACGAGTTGTACGTCGAGTGCGGCGTCCAGTACGGCAACGGGTTCACCGAGTGGGTTGGCCAGGGCTATTTCAAGATGTACGTGTGCGCGCAACCCGACGCGCCGGACGGCCCGATCACCGTCACCGCGTACGACCGGATGCGCGCGGTGCAGGACTTCAAGCCGATCGCGCCCCAGCAATTCTTGCCGGGCTCGAGCGTCCAGGACTGCATTACCAGCGTCGTTCAGGCGGCGCTACCGGGCGTCCCGGTCGACTACGATTTCGCCGACACCACGTTCGCCGTCTCCCACATCCTCGACAGTGACCGGCTCGCGTTCCTGCAAGATGTGGTGTCCTCGCTCGGCAAGATCATGTTTTTCGACTACCGGGGTCGCCTGCAAGTGATGTCGCTGCCGTCGACTACGGCGCCCGTGTGGGAAGTCAACGGCGGCCCGAGCGGCGTGCTATCGAGCCTGTCCCGGAGCACCACCCGTGAGGGCATGTTCAACGTGTGCGTCGCGTCGGGCGGCCCTGCCGGCGGCAACGCGGTCTCCGGCGTGTGGGCCGACTTCAACCCCGCCTCGCCGACCTACTACCTCGGCCCGTTCGGTGTCGTCACCCAGTACTACACCAGCAACTTCCTCGCCCAACCCGACCAGTGCATCGCCGCCGCGCGTGCGCAGATCGCGCTCCGGAGCGGCCTGCCCTACCAAGTCGACTTCAACGCCACACCCAACTACGCCCTCGTCGGACACGACTGTGTCCTCGTCACGTACGACCACGGGCGGCAGTCGGAACTCCACACCCTCGACAAGATCACCACCCCGCTGACCGCTGCCGGCGGCACGATGTCCGCCTCGACGAGAGTATCGGTGTTCAAATGACGACCCCGCTGCAGCAGCAACTCACGTCCGCACTCGCCGCCGCGATCGGCGCTGCCGGCGGCCAGGACGGCAACAACGGCTTCGCGAAGTCCGTGTTCCAGCTCTCCGGGCAGATCATTTCCTGGAACGAGAACACCAACCAAAACCTCGTCCAGGTCAACGGCACCGTGCTACAGAACCTCCTCGTCTTACAACAGGGCTCCAACGTCCAATACTTCCCCGGCGACACTGTGTTCCTGCTCAAGATGGACGACTCCTACGTCATCATGGGCAAACTCGGCCTGCCCGGGCAGAACGCCACGTCGCAGATTCAGACGGCGACGGCGGGGGGCGTCGTGATACTCGGCCCGACCGCCGGGGTGTGGACAGCGTTCGCCGACAACGGCCCGGCGCTGAGCGTCCAGGTCGGGGCGTCCTGCAAGGTCGCGGTTACCTGGTCGGCCGATGTGTCGAGCAACCAGTCCGATATCGAGATCGGATGGAAGATCTCGGGGGCGTCCAACGTCGCGCCGGGTCCGTTCCAGGGTACGACCGTCCACAAGGGCGGCCAGGGAGGAGCGGCTCCGCCCCCGACCGAGGGCGACAATCTGATGGGCTTCTACACGCTGCAGTCCAACGGCATCAACCCCGGGCAGAACAATTTCCAGATGATGTACCGCGTCACCGTTACGGGCACAGGTACGGGCGTGGCGGTCGGCACCCGCCTACTCGCCGTCGAACCGAAATAGAAAGGGGCTCACATGGCAGTCACACCCGGCTGGTCTATCCCGTTGTCTGCGCTCACGGACAGCCCCAACGGGCCCGCCCAGATGGACGGAGGCTTCGGGGTCATCGACACCGCGCTGACGACGGTCAACAACGCCGCCATCGCGGCCAACACCCTCGCGGGCGCGGCCACCAACCTCATGGGCGGCAAGCGCTACACCACCACGGCCACGCTGGCGTCGGCTATCGCCGCGACCGAAGCGTTGGTCAACATCGACACGGGCGCTGTCCCGCTCCCGGCGAACTCGTTCTTCCGGATTACCGCGATCATCAACTATCAGGCGATCACGTCGAGTCTGGAGCCGGACTTCGCCATCCGGGACACGAACCTCGCGGGCGCTCAAATCGTCGCCGACCTGCTCCCGGCGCCGAACCTTCCCAACCCGAACCAGGTGCAGATCGGCGCGCCCATGCAGCTCACGGTGGTGGGCTACTTCAAGACGACCACCGCCATCACCAAGACGTTCGTGGCCACGGGCAAGCGGCTCACCGGCACCGGCACCATCAGCGTGTTCGGCGGGGCCACCAACCCCAGTTCGATGATTATCGAACGGCTCGGCGCGTCGTCACTGATCACCGACGTATAGTCACGCAGAGTCCACAGTGGAGGGCGAGAGACCATGCGGGAGGTGCGTCCGTGGTTGACTGGGGAACGATCCTCACCGGGATCGCCGCGTGCATCACGGCCATCTCCGGCGGCGTCGTCGGCATCATGGCGGTCCGGCGCTCGAGCCCACGCGAGCGCCGAGCAGCAGCACGCGGAGTCATCGAAAAGGCCCTCAACACCGACGCCGGTGACGAGGACGACGAACGCCGAGCAGCGTTCGAAGAGTTTTACGAGGAGTTCAAACGGCGAGGTGAGCGGCCATGACGGGTGACATCGATCGCACCGTCGTCCAGCCCGCGGCGGACGACGCACGCGATGACGCGTCGCACAGGTGGTTCTTCGCCGGGATGGCCATCATGCTGGTCGGGGTGCTCGGCCTCACCGCGTTCGGTTTCGTGCTCGCCACCCGACTGTCCGACGCGAAGACGCAGCTCACCACCTCGGACGCGACCGCGCAATCCGCCTACTCGGCGGTGCAACAGCTCTCCAAGCAGGTCCAGGACCTCGGCGGCACACCCGTGGCCAGCGCGCCAGCACCAGGTTCACCAGGACAGGCGGGCGCCACGGGCGCGATGGGGCCCGGTGGCGCTGTCGGCCCAAAAGGCGATACGGGTGCGGTCGGCCCAGCACCCTCTACCGACTTTCTGTTCTCCCTGATCAAGCCCCTCATCCCTGCCCCGATACCGGGCACTAACGGGACACCCGGCGCTACGGGTGCCACCGGCCCGAAGGGCGACCCCGGCGTGTCGGTCAAGGGCGACCCCGGCACTAACGGCACCAACGGCGTCGACGGGGCCACCGGGCCTCCGGGCCCCGTTCTGTCCGCGTACGGCTACACGGACGCGCTAGGCGTCCAGCACGAATGCACCCGGGCGGCAGCCGATACGAACGACGGCGATCCGCAGTACGTGTGCACGTGACCGGGTAGGCTCGACCTCGACCGAAAGGCAGCAGCAGATGCGGACCATGTACGACGCCGTCTCCCCGGCGAATATCCCCGCCACCGCGACGATGGTCGCCGGCTACATCAACGGCCCGTACGCGTGGACACAAGCCGAGTGGGACCGCTTCCCGAACGCGAGCAAGGTCGAGATCTCCGTCCGCGCCGCCGACCGCCGCGGGCACGTCCTCGACGTCGAGTCCGGCGCCAACATGCCCACACCGGCCGACGCACCCCCCTGGGTCGCGGCACGCCGAGCAGCCGGCGCGGACCCCACCGTCTACTGCAACTACAGCACGTGGCCGCTGGTTCGCGCGGCGTTCCAGAACGCGGGCATCCCCGAGCCGCACTACTGGATCGCGAAGTACGACAAGAACCCGGCGATCCCCGCGGGCGCGGTCGCGAAACAGCACACCAACACGGCGGCCTGGGACCTATCCAGCGTCGCCGACTACTGGCCAGGCGTAGACCCGGCACCGGAGGCAGATGTGGCAACCACGAATGATGACGTCGCCCTGTTCATGCGTTACAACATCCTGGTCACCGGCGGCAATCCGGCAGGCACGGTCGCGACCGGCGACTACGTGAACGTCGGCGACGTGTTCCGCGCGGTGCCGCAGATCAAGGCTGAGGTGGACGCGCTCAAGGCCGCCAACGTGGCGCCCGTCGCTGTCGTGGACGTCGCGGCCATCGCCAAAGCCGTGGCCGACCTGCTCGCCGCGCGGATCGCCTCGTGAGAGGGCAGCACGGCGGACCGATCGGCGCGCTCAGCGTGCTCGAGACGCACGCCAAGGCGTGGCTGGTCGCGCTGTTCGGCATCCCGCCTGCCGCGGTCCTGGTCGCGCTCGAGGGCGCAGGGGTGACCCTGCCGACGTGGGCGACGGCCCTGCTCGCGCTGCTGCCCATCGCGGCCGCCACCACCGGCGTCGTCGTCGGGCCGCGGAACCGCGTCGCGCCACCAGCGGCGTTCGGCGCTATCCTCGCGCCAGTGCAAGGGCTCGACCCCAATCCCGCGGCGGAACCGGAGGCACCATGATCCACATTGACGCGCTGCTCGCCGAGCTCGAGCAGGAAATCATCCAGCTGACCGGTACGCACCCCGGGCACGTACAGAAGATCGTCGCCAAGGTCGCTGACATCCGGGCCGCGCTTCCACCTGACCAGCCCAACCAGCCGGAGGACGACGGCGACACCGACCACCCCGAGCCCCCCGAGGCGGCCCCCGGCGCCGAGTAGGGGAAGATGAGCGGGCCCCGTCGGACTGCTGCCCGGCGGGGCCCTTCTACGCCCTAGTCTGGAACGATCAGGCCGTCGCTGTTGACTGACCAGCCGCTGGGCAGGTGGGTGTTGGCGTTACCGTGAGGCGCCGAGCTGAGGTTCGCCGAGCGGAGGTTCGCCGAGCTGAGGTTCGCCGAGCGGAGGTTCGCCGAGCTGAGGTCCGCCAAGCTGAGGTCCGCCAAGCTGAGGTCCGCCGAGCTGAGGTTCGCCGAGCGGAGGTCCGCCGAGCGGAGGTTCGCCGAGCGGAGGTCCGCCGAGCGGAGGTTCGCCAAGCTGAGGTTCGCCAAGCGGAGGTCCGCCAAGCTGAGGTCCGCCAAGCGGAGGTCCGCCAAGCGGAGGTTCGCCGAGCTGAGGTCCGCCGAGCTGAGGTCCGCGTTGGCCCCGCGCTCCTTCAACAGTTGGGTGCCGTCGATGACGTCCACCACCTTGGCGGCCTTGAACCGCAACTTGGACTCGCCCTCTTCGTGCCCGAGAATGTCGCCCGTCTTGACGGCGACCAGCAACAGCGTCACCGCCGGGATACCGCCGGAAGACATGCCAGCCCAGTTCGTGGCGGCGCAAATCCCGTCGCCCACGGCGCTCGGGCAGCCCCCCGAGTTGTCCGCCTCGAAAGGCCCGTCTGCTCGAGCAACGCCGCCCGGGTACGGCCAGCGGAACCCGCGCGAAGACCGCAGATCAGGTCGCACAGACCGGATGAGCCACCGGTCGTAGCCTTTCGGCATCGTGTAGTCGGCGGCGATGAGTTCCAGAAGGTTCACGTGGTCGGTCATGGTCTGCTTTCTGCTGCTAGCGGTTGGTGTGGGTCCAGCCGTGCTGCTGGGTGACGACTGGTGGTACGGGTGTGCCGCCGTAGGAAGCGTCCTGGGACCAGTCCGGCGCGCCGAGCACGAGCACGACACCCACGACGACCGCGGTGACCGGGCCGATGGTGATGAGGGTCATGACGCGCCAGCTCGAGCGGAACGGGTTCACGGTGCTCCTTTACGGTTCGCGGGGCCGCCGCCGGTTGAGCAGCGGCCCCGCTCGGAACTGTGGGCTACTTGTCGTCCTTGAGCAGGTTCTCGAGCCGCTTGGCCGCGTCGGCCTCTTTCCGGTTCTGCTCGTTGATCCGGCGTTCGGTCTCCCGGATGCGGTCCTGCTCGGCTTTGTCGTCCTTGGCGTTGTGGCGGGCCATCGTGGTGTCCTCTCGGTTGGTTGTGCTGGGTATGTCGTCGGTGGGCGGCGGAACGTTACTGCTAGTCCTCGATTTTCTCGGCGCGCCAGTGCGCACCCGTCTCGTCGATGAGCATGACGTGCCCGGACGGGAACGCGTACACCTGTTCGAACAGTGGCCTCGACGACGGCACCGACGCGTTCGGCAGCTTCCACGCTCTCCTAGATGAGGTGGTTCAGGATGCGCCACGGGATCGTGGCGGTGCGTCGGGCTGTCGGTCGCCACTCCGGCTTGGCGAGCGACGCACCCAGGACCACCAGCGCGGCCGTCCAGCACGCCACGGCGACGTAGAACACGACAGCCGCGGCGAGCAGGACAGTGAACGCCGAGCCGAGCCCGGAAGAGGTGCGCCGCCGACGATGGCGACCAATCCGGCGCGACACCCGCACTGGGCCGATACCGAAACCGATCGAGACGCCCATCAGGCGTGCAACTCGGCGGGGTCGAGCTCGGCACCGAGGAACGCGTCCCTCGCCTCGCCGAGCGCCCAAGCGTCCGCGCCGAGCAACCGGAAGTTGCCGACGGTATACGCGGCGGCGAGTGTGGCGGGGCTGCCCTCGGCGACGTAGCGGTCAGCCATCTCGTTGAACGCCGCGGACTGGGCTGCCTTGAACCGGGCCTTCCGGATCGCGTCTGCGGCGTCGCCGGGGTTCTGGTCCTCAAAGTCGGTCGGGGTGATGTCGGTGGTGTTCATGGCTGCTGCCTCCGTGGTCGGTGGTGTGAGGCAGAACGCTAACCCCAACCACGACGAATGGCAACATATTGCGACAAATCACTATCCGGCGTACCGTCTCCACCAACACCGACCACGCCGCACCGGAGGCCACCGTGACCAGCCCGCCACTCTTCTACACCACCCGCGAAGCCGCCGACGCCGCACGCAAAGGCGAAGAAACCATCCGCCGCGCCATCCGCGCCGGCAAGCTCACCGCAGGCCGCACCGGCGACCTCGGCGATTTCGTCATCAACCCCGCCGACCTCCTCGCCTGGCTCGGCCTCCCCGCCGGCACCCCGCTGCCACTCAACGTCACCGGACGCAACCGCATCGACATCAACGACCCCGGCTGGGAAGCCCAGCGGACCCCTTCCCGCACCGACATCGAGGACGAGGACGAGACGGATTGGAACGCCACCGAATGACCCGCGTCATGGTCGAACTGTGTGGCGGCCCCAACGACGGACTCACCATGGACGTCGCCACCCTCGGCGGCTTCCTCCCCAAAACCCTCAACATCCCCGTTCCGGTCCGCATCGAGGTCACCCTGCTCGAGCAAATCCCCGACGGGCCGCCACCCGTCACCTACCTCATCTACGCACCCGACGTCCGCCGGCCACTCACCGGCCGACCCGGCGAACCCGACCGCAAGCACCGCTTCACCTACCAAGGGAGCGCCACGTGAACGCCGCCGTCATCCTGCTCGCCCTCTGGCTCGACTTCATCGTCATCCCCGGGGCCATCGCCGGCACCATCTACGGCGTCGTCCGGGCCGCCGGGTCCGGCAAGCGCAACCGCCGCGCCCGCGTCGCCCAGATGAACGCCGAGGCCTGGCACCGAGCAACCCTCGGCCACCGCGCCTACTGACCACCAGCCCGCCGACCAGCAGCAGCAGAGGACACTTGATGCCCGAACCCGCGTACGACTCCCCCTACTACTTCATCCGCGAACTTGCCCGCGCCTACGCCTACGGCCGATTCGACCAGTGGCTGGCAGACAAGCCCGCGCCGCCGCGCTGCACACCCCTCATCCACGCCGACCAGTTCGCCACCCGAGCAGCATCCGTCGGGGCCATCGTCGCCGGCTTCCCCGGGCTCTACGACACCATGGTCGCCGAGGGCGAACACCTCATCCACCAGGCCGACGACCGGCCGAGCCTCGACTTCGTCCCCAAGGTGGGCCAGTGAGCACCCTCACCGAGTACCCGGACGTCATCCAGGGCACCGACCAGTGGCACGACCAGCGCCGCGGCCTCGTCACCGCCTCCACCGTCGGACAGCTCGTCACCCCGTCGACACTCAAGGTCGCCAACAACGACAAGGTGCGCGGCCTGACTGCGCTGCTCGTCGCCGAACGCATCACCGGCTACACGGACCCCACCTACGTCGGTGACGACATGCTCCGCGGCATCGAAGACGAGGCCCGCGCCCGCGACCTGTACGCCGAGGTCACCCGCCGTCGCGTTCGGGAAGTCGGATTCATGGTCCGGTCCGGCGACGGCTGGTCGCTCGGCTACTCCCCGGACGGCGTCGTCGGTGACCTCGGCCTGATCGAGGTCAAAGCGCCCCGGGCAAAAGGTCACCTCCGCACCATCCTCGGCGGCCAGGTCCCCGCCGAACACGCCGCACAATGCCAAGCCGCGCTGCTCGTGTCCGGGCGCGAGTGGATCGACTTCGTGTCCTACTCCGGCGGCATGCCGATGTGGTGGACCCGCGTCCTCCCGGACCCCGTCTGGCACGACGCGATGGTCGAGGCGTGCGTCAAGTTCGAGGAGAACGCCGCCGCCATGATCCGCGACTACGAAACCGCCACTGTCGGGCTCCCGGTGACCGAACGCACCATCTACCAGGACATGGTGATCTGACGTGGACATCTCCGACACCATCGCGCCCGTCTCCGACCAGCTCGACGCCGTCGACCTCATCGCGGGACCAAGGACATTCACCATCACCGGTGTCGCCGCGGGCAACGCCGAGCAGCCCGTCCAGATCGAGCTTGCCGAGTTCCCCCGCGTGTGGCGCCCCGGCAAGTCGATGAGGCGCGTGCTGGTCTTCTGCTGGGGACCCGACGCCGCCACCTACACGGGCCGCCGCGTCACCCTCTACTGCGACCCCGCGGTGCGGTTCGGCGGCATGGACGTCGGCGGCACCCGAATCAGCCACCTCTCCCACCTCGCCAAACCGCGCCGCCTCCCGCTCCTCGTGAGCCGTGGCAAGTCCGCCATGTTCGTCGTCGAACCCCTCGAGGCCATCCCCGCCGACCAGCTCGCCACCCTCAAAACCGAATGGAGAACCGCAACCCCCGAACGCCGCGAAGCCATCGAACGCCAAGTAGCCGAACTCACCACCACCGACACCACAGGAGACACCGAATGAGCCCCTACAACCCCTACAACGACCTCGACGCCTACGTGTCGCCCGGCGACTGCCGCTGCAAGCAGTGCGAATCAGCCCGACGCGACCAGGCTTCCATCAACGTCCCCGAGGGCCTCGCCCTTCCGAAGCCGACCGCCATCACCAGCCGCCTCGCCACCGTCGTGGCCGCCGTCGAGGCCGAGCGGGCGCAGCTCCAGGCCGACGCTGCCGCCTACCGTGCCCAGCGCGACGACGCCCAACAGGAAGCCGCGGCCCTCAAGCGCCGCCTCGACGTCGCCGAGTCCAAACTGTTCCAGCTCAACGGCGGCGAAATCGAGCACCTCCGCGACAAGCTCTCTGCGGCCCGTGTACGCGGCGAGGCCCTCGAGGGCCGACGCAACGAACTCCGCAAGGACCTCAACGCCAAAACCGGCATCGTCGACACCCAGCGGGCCGCCATCGCCGAGCTCAAGCAGGACAACGTCCATCTCGAACGCCGGTGCCGCGAGATGAAAACCCAGGTCGACAACCTCCGCGACGGCCCCAAACGGCCCGGAGACGGCGTCGTACTCGCCAGCGACGTACGCGGCGTCCTCGTCACACGCAGCGCCGGCGAAACCACCATCCTGTTCCGCGACGCCGACCAGAAGATCTACCCCGCCACCGACGCCGCACTGCTCCTCGACGCCCGGTGGCCGCGATGAACGACACCATCGGCGCCTACCTGATCCTCGCGCTGCTCGGCGCAGTCGCCGTTTACGACGCCGCACGGGCTCACATCCGCCGCGCACACCGCACGGTGAAAGCCGCGCTCCTCGACCTCGACGAGCCCACCGGCGAGGAGCTGGCCGCGTTCGTCGAACACACCACCGGCGTCCGCGTCTCCCCCGAGCAAATCCAGGTGTTCACCTGGTTGGACGGACGCCGCGATATCACCGTCAGCCCCCGCGGCGTCGACACGACCTGGGTAACCAACTACCGCACCTGCGACACCATCGAGGTCGATTACATCCTCGACCCCGGCACCCGCGTCAAAGACCTCGGTGTCCTGTGCGCCTGCCCGAACTGTCGGGCAGCGTTCCAGGCCGCCACCGGGCTCGAGGCGGCACCCGGCGGGGAGGTCGAGCCGGACATCGACAACTTCGACGCCGGCGACACCCTCGGCGCATGGAACGGCCGCATCAACCGCACCCCCTCCACCCACCTCAGCCGGTGACCACCATGGCAGCAGACTGGCGAGAGGACGCGAACTGTGCCGGCACCGACCCCGAGTCGTTCGTGCTCGAGGTCGGCAACAGCGGCCAGCAGCTCTACTACGTCCCGCCCGAAGTCGCCCGGGTGTGCGCACGCTGCGACGTCGCCGCCGAATGCCTCCAGGACGCGTTCGACACCGGCGACGAATGGACCGTCCGAGGAGGCCAGTCACCACGCCAACGCGCCCGCACCACCGAAGGCAACACCGACGCACCCGCCTGGCACTCCAGCAGCCTCCGCGTCGGCAAAGCCACCCGCGAAAAAGTCGACCAGATGCTGTACGGCGGCTGGTTCCCCAAAGAGATCAACACCGCACTCGGCGTATCCGTCCGCTGGGTACGCGCACGCCGCGCCGAACTCGGCATCCCCGCGCCACTCAACAACCGACACCGCACCACGGCCGAGCGGCCCGGCGGCCTACCAGTGATCGCCCACCACGCGGCATGATGGGCACGCAGACGCGAAAAGGCCCGGGGCGACCAACCGGCCGCCCCGGGCCCTCGCACTCTGTCCACCGACGAACAGGCTTCACATCGACGACATACCGAAAGGAAGCCTGCCCATCATGCCATGGTTCAACGTAGACGACGGGTTCGCGCTACACCGCAAAGCCCGTGCGGCTGGCAACGCAGCCCTCGGGCTCTGGGTACGAGCTGGCTCGTATTGCGCCCAACATCTTACCGACGGTCACATCGATACGGACATCGTGGACATGCTCGGCACGCGCAAACAGGCCGATCGACTGGTCGCAGCCGGCCTCTGGGAAGCGGACGAAACGGGCTACCGGTTCCACGAATGGGGCTCCGAACACCGCAACCCGATGAGGGCCCAGGTTGAAAAAGAACGCGCCGCAGCAGCTACGCGGAAGCAAAAAAGTCGCGACGAAAAAGGCGCGTTTCTAGCAACGTCGCAGGTCAACGGCCATCGTCACAGCGGTGTCACAGGTGGAGTCACACCCACCCACTCCTCTCCTAGTAAAGACAAAGACCACGGACTGACTATGGGGGCAGCCCCTGACCTAGACGTGCGCGAGTCCGGGCCAGCCCCAAGCGGGCCCGGGTCCGTCGACGCGATGAAGGCCGTCACCCTCGCAATCGGTGACGGACTCACCGCCCGAACACGGACCTCTCTCGCGTTCGAGGTTCAGCGGCTCCGCGCCGATGCCACCGATGCCGAGATCGATGCCGCACTCAAGCGCTGGGACTCGCGCACCGGCATCGGGCCCGCACTCCTCGGCGCCATGGTCGACGACATCCGCAAGGAAGCCCGCGGAGCCACCTCGAGGCCACCCCTCGTCACCGGCAACGCGATGCACCCCACCGACGTCGCCATCGCCGGCCTACTCGGCTACAACCCGTTCGACCAGCAGCAGCAGCAGCCCGAGGGTCTGCGACTCATCGAGGGAGGCACCGCATGAACGACCCCGAACTCCGCGCATTCATCGCCGAAATCGTCAAGTTCGACAACCGCAAAATCAGCCAAGCCATGATCCTGAGCTGGGGAGACATCGCCAACTTCGGCCACTGGACCTACCCCGAAGCCATGGAAGCGCTCACCTGGCACGCCGCCAACTCGACCGAGTGGCTTATGCCCGCCCACATCAACCTCCGCATC